GTTTTTGAATTTCTTCATTAATTTGTTTACGTGTTTTACCTTGTTGAATAACTTTAATTATTTTAGCCTTATCGGGTTTATTTTCGTTTTGCGTAGTATTTAGGGGGGTTTTAATTTCGGGAATACTCTCACCTACAGAAGATTTAACTTGCTTATGTTGATAAAAATCAACAAAAGTTCTACGCATGATATCTTCGTCGGTAAGAGGGTGAATATATTTGTTAAGTTGCATTCCAATCATTTGAACAATTAAAGGGTAATAGATAACATCAGTTTTAAAATCAGGCATATCAACTTCATCCCCTTTACGGTAAACCGCATATGGGATGAGTGAACCTTCATTTAATTTAAGCACAATTTCACTAATAACTTCGCGTGTAGCTTTGACATATTGAGCATGTCGACCCTCTTTATCATCCCACCACGCAAAACCTTGACCGCTTTTAACACGATCTTCAATTGCTTGTATGGTAGCATAAGAATCATAAGGATCTTCATCACGTATAAACTTACCACCTTTGCTAGCATAACGCATAGCATCCGTTTCATAATCACGTTCGTCAATACCATGTTCTTCAGCAGCCAATTGCTCAGCTTCCATTTCTGCAAGGTAATCTTCGAAAATGTCATTAAGGTCATCTTCAGATCTAATATTATGTGATTCTAACAAACCCCAAAGCCAAGTATTGGCTTTATCATCTGCATTATCATAAATATCTTTTAGCTCAGGAGCACTATATTCTTTTTCATAAGTATATTGTCTACCATTAGCAAGCATCACAGTTTGGCGAGTAAAGCGTATAGCAGCACGAGCTGCACGATCAGCGCGGTGCTGAACTGCACCACGACCATGACCTTTATTAACACGCTTCTTTTTCCAACCACGAACTTCAGGATAATCAGTAGGTAGTTTATTAACACGATAAAGATATAATATAAAACATATTACATCATCGGCTAAGACTAACTTATGTCCATGAACATCAAAATAAGCCAAATAAGTCTCATATACATAAGATTTCATATCATCTGACACAGAAGTATCAGGAATATTTTTAATCTGGGAATAGTATTTAGAGTTTTCAAATAATTGCAAACACTCCTTATAAGAGTGTGGATATTTTGATTTAGACATTTTATTGTAGTATAATTTTATATCAAAGTTACCATAAACAGTAACTGTAGTAGAAAGTATTAAATAATTTTCAAGCACAAATAAAACAATAGCTAAAATAAAATAAATAGAACTAAAATTTGAAGAGTAAGTATTACGAGTAGTAATAAAATTTCCAAAATCACTTATATAAATAAATGCAGAAGTTTCAGTACTAACACGAAGTTTTTCTCGAGTAAGTATTTTATTAAAAGTGTCGTTATGATTAAGATTAATAATAATAGGTACAAAAGGACACATAAAATTTCCATATCTAACAGTTTCGGTAGTATATTCAGAAAGAATAGCAAAAACCCCTTGAGCATGTGGCTCATTAAAAGGCCAATCCCAATGTATTATTCGATAATAACCTAAAAAATAATTATTACAAGTTGTAATATAATGAATAAAATCATTAAA